CAGCAGCAAAAGAAATTCTAGATAGAGCAGGTATTGTTAAGACAGAGAAGATAGAACATAAAGGTGCTACTTCTGCTGTAGTAATATTACCGCCTCTTGAGGAAGACAATGACCAAACGGAGGGATAATGCAACACGTACAAAAGTTAAAGCAGTGGGCAGAAAGCCTTGGGGCTATGATCACTCTGTCGATTCAAAAGGTGCAGGATGGTATATTCCAGATCTTGAAGCGTTTAAACGACTCGATAGTGCGATTGTGCAAATACGTGATGGGGGTCATTCGGTTAGGAAAGTAGCATCTTGGTTAGAAAATGAAACTGGTAGAAAATTGTCTGCTACTAGGTTACATAAGTTGGCATGGACTGAAGAGGAGTTGGAAGATCGGAGAAAGTCTCGCAGACGTTTATTATCTCCCAGACAGCGAAAGATTGAAGACCTCAAAAATACAGAAAAGCAAACTAGAATCAAAGCAGATCAAGCAAAACGAAGATTAAATAAAGCATTAAAAAAAGATACTGTTGAACCAGAAGTATTAGATTTTACAGAGAAGACTGCATCTGAACCTGAAGTTATCTTTAAACCAAACCCAGGTCCACAGACAAGGTTTTTGTCAGCTAATGAGAGAGAAGTATTTTATGGTGGTGCTAGAGGTGGAGGTAAGACATATAGCTTACTGATTGCACCATTAAGGTTTGTAGATAAACCTGCTGCTAGAATGTTACTTATTAGACGTTCTATGCCTGAGTTAAGAGATGTTATATTCCAGACGCAGCAATTATATCCAAAAGCTGCACCTGGAGCTAAATGGAAAAGCCAAGAAAACACTTGGTACTTTCCTAGTGGAGCAAGACTAGAGTTTGGATACTGTGAGAACTTACAAGATGTTCTAAGGTATCAAGGTCAGTCTTACTCTTGGATTGGAGTAGATGAGTTACCACAGTATGCAAGTCCTGATGTTTGGCACTTTTTAAGATCATCTTTGCGTACTACAGATCCCACTATTCCTCTCCATATGAGGGCTACTGGAAACCCTGGTAACGTAGGGTCTGCATGGGTCAAGAAAGTTTTTATTGATCCTGCTGAACCAGATACTAGGGTGACTGAGAAAATAGAGTATGAGTTAGATGGTAAAACATTAACCAGCGAGATAACTAGAAAGTTTATTGCTGCATCTGTATGGGATAATCCGTACTTGACACAAGACTCTAGTTATGTTGCAATGCTTGCTTCTCTACCTGAAGTTAAGAGGAAGCAGTTCTTATATGGCGATTGGGATGTAGTTGAAGAAGGTGCTTTTCCTGAGTTCGATAAGACGGTGCATACGTGCGAAAGTTTTGAGATTCCGAAGGGCTGGACAAAGATTAGAGCAGCCGACTTCGGATACGCAGCCCACTCCGCTGTTCTATGGGGGGCTGTTGATTTTGATGGTTGTTTGTGGATATATCGAGAGTTGTACGTTAACCGTTTGACTGCTGATAAGCTAGGTCAGATGATTATGGAAATAGAAGAGAATGATGGTAGAATACAAGATGCCTTATTAGATAGTTCTTGTTGGGCTAAACGAGGTGACGTAGGACCATCAATCGCAGAAACAATAAATAGAGAAGGTTGTAGATTCAGACCATCAGACAGATCCCCAGGTTCTAGGGTTGCAGGTAAGATTGAAATGCATAAACGTCTGTTGGTTGAAGAAGAGACAGGAGAGCCGAAGTTGAAAATATTGCAGAACTGTAGAAATCTTATCAGTCAGTTAGCTGCACTACCAGTAGACTCACGCAATCCCGAAGACGTTGATACCAAAGCTGAAGACCACTTGTATGATGCACTTAGGTATATGATAATGTCTAGACCGACTAATGTAAGAGTAGCATACGAGAACACACCAAAGAAAAGGTATCAACCGTCCGATTCAGTATTTGGATATTGAAAATGGTTTTTGTATATATACTTATAGTTTTAGCATTAATGCTTGCTGCTGGAACATTAATATGGGCTGCATACTCAAAGGATTGACATGAAGAAACCTAGAAATTATCGCAAAGAGTATGTTAGAACTCAAGGAACAGCTAAAGGAAAATTAGATAGAGCTGCGAGAAACAAAGCTAGAAGAATGCTAAATCCTCCAAAAGGTATGGAGGTGCATCATAAAAATGGTAATCCTAGAGATAATAGAAGAAAAAACCTAGCAGTTGTATCAAAGAAACTAAATAGAACCTTGCAGCCGAAAAGGAAAAAATATGGTAGACAAAAATGAGTTGAGTGCCTTAGAAGAAAAAACAGAAGATGAACGTCCTTATGATAGTTTAGTTGGGTACGTTGAAGCTCGTTTTGAAAGAGCAAGAACACGAAGATACTCTGATGAAGAACGATGGGTACAGGCATATAAAAACTATCGTGGTATATATGGGCCTGACGTACAGTTCACAGAAACAGAAAAGTCTCGCGTATTTATTAAAGTAACTAAGACAAAAGTTCTAGCTGCATATGGTCAACTAGTAGATGTTCTGTTTAGCCAGAATAGATTTCCTATTGGTGTAGAGCCAACTACTTTACCTGAAGGTGTAGCTGATACTGTTCACGTAGATCCAAAAGAACAGGAGCAGGAGCAAGCACTAGAACAGATTAGAGATATATATGGTAGCCTTGGCGATGGTAATGATCTACAGCCAGGAGATACTACCGATATGCTTAGAGATAGACTAGGACCACAACAAGAAGACTTAGAGGATATCGAAGGTCTTGAAGAAGGGCCAGGTCAAACACAATCTTCTGTTACGTTTCATCCTGCTATGGTTGCAGCTAAGAGGATGGAAAAGAAGATTAAGGATCAGCTAGAAGAGTCATCAGCTACAAAACAATTAAGGTTCTCTGTATTTGAGTGTGTGCTGTTTGGTACAGGCGTTATGAAAGGTCCATTCGCATTGGACAAAGAGTATCCTAATTGGGATGAAGAAGGTGACTACGATCCTATTATAAAAACAATTCCAAAAGTAGAACATACATCTGTCTGGGATTTCTATCCTGATCCAGATGCATACAATATGGAAGACGCTACGTATACTGTAGAACGTCATCGCATGACTAGACCACAACTAAGAGCGTTGAAGAAACGTCCATTCTTTAGATCAAATGCTATTGACGATGCGATTAAATATGGTGAGAGCTACAATCAAGAGTGGTGGGAAGAAAGTCTAAACGATAATGATGTTGCATCAGACTTTGGTGGAGAAGGTTTCTCTAGCTACAGTGGTGATGTAGAAAGATTTCAGGTGCTAGAGTTTTGGGGTACAGTAGACAGAGAGATTGTAGAGAACCAAGGTCTAGAAATACCTGAGAAGTTTTTAGAAGATGATGAGATACAGATCAATGCTTGGGTTTGTAATGGAGAGATCCTACGATTTGTAATCAACCCATTCACACCAAAGCGTATTCCATACGTTGCAAGTCCATACGAGATCAACCCATACAGTTTCTTTGGTGTAGGTCTAGCAGAGAACATGGACGATACCCAAACATTAATGAACGGTTTTATGAGATTAGCTGTTGACAATGCTATCTTATCTGGTAATCTATTGATTGAGGTTGATGAGACAAACCTAGCACCAGGTCAGGATCTTACAGTATATCCTGGTAAGATATTTAGAAGACAAGGTGGTGCGCCAGGTCAAGCTATATTTGGTACTAAGTTTCCAAACGTGTCAAGTGAAAATATGATGTTGTTTGATAAAGCAAGAGTATTGTCTGATGAGTCATCAGGACTACCATCATACTCATACGGACAGACAGGTGTTATGGGTACAGGTAGAACTGCATCAGGTATATCTATGCTGATGGGTGCAGCCAGTAATGCAATACGTACCGTGATTAAGAACATGGATGATTATATGCTACGTCCTATGGGTGAAGCATTGTTTGCATTTAATATGCAGTTTGACTTTGATCCAGACATAAAAGGTGATCTAGAGATTAGAGCTAGAGGCACAGAAAGCTTTATGAAGAACGAAGTTAGATCACAACGTCTTATTAGTTTCCTACAGATTGCAAGCAGTCCTGTACTAGCACCGTTTGCTAAGTTCCCATACATCATGCGTGAGATAGCAGCGACAATGGATCTGGATGTAGAGAAGGTAACAAACAATCCTGAAGAAGCATTTAGACAGGCTATACTGCTACAGCAAATGCAACAACAGATGGCAGAGCAAAACCCACAACCTATGGACCCAACAGGAACAGGTGGAGGTAATATAGGAACTGGACAAGCCCCTGCACCAGGAGAACAAGGATTTGCTACAGGTGGTGGTCCTAATGCAGGAACACAACAGCAACAGCAACAGGCTCAAGGTGGTCAAGGACAACAACTACCACCAGAACTAATGGCTATGTTGCAACAACAGGCAGGTGGTAATGCTTGATCAGAAGACAGCAAAAGATCTAATACCGTTAGTAAATCAACCAGACTTTGATGAACTATTATTAATATACCTGAATACAAAGAAAGAAGACGCTTATCGTATCCTAGAACAAAGTGATGATGATATAGAAATATACAGAGCGCAAGGACAACTTCACATACTTAAACGTATGGAAAGTATGCGACTAGAGATACAAATGACAGCTAAAGGAACCTAATATGGCTAATACAGACCCAAGAACATTTGCAGGTTTAGGATCTTTTTTACTAAGATCTTTAATGAAAGAAGGTGTCGTTACAAGAGATATTTCTCCTGAACGATTAAAAAATATCTTAGGAACTGCTGCTCACGAAACTGGATTTTTTCAAAGGTTAGAAGAAAACTTAAACTACACAAGTATTCCTAGTCTAAAAAAAGCAGGTATTGATGCAATAAATAAATTACCAATTAAACAAAAAAGAAAACTTTTAAATAATCCTAGAGCTTTCGCTAACATAGCTTACCGTAATTTACCAGGCAATACTGCGCCTGATGATGGGTATGAGTATAGAGGAAGAGGGTTTGTTCAACTAACTGGTAAAGCAAATTATAAAACAATGGGCGATAGATTAGGAATTGATTTGGTAAAATCTCCTGATCTTGCATCTGATCCAAAAATAGCCGCACAAATTTATGCATCTTGGATAAAAAAATCCCCTGTAAATGGTAAAGGTATAGAAAATTTTGATAGCTTTGACTCTGCATATAAAGCAGTTAATCCAAGCGAAACAAGAGAACAGAGAAAGGTTAGAAGAAATAATATAAATAAGTATGCAGGTGATGGTAATATTAGAGAATGGGCTAATAGTATATTTACTAGATTAGACAGAACTACTTCTGAAATGGAAATAGAAGAAGCTGAAACTGAAAGTGTTAAGTCAGCCTTAAAACAGTTTTATGATCCTGCTTTTCCAAAAGAAAGACCTGATGATACAGAAATAATGCTTGCTAATGAAGAAAAGAAAAGCGATCCAAGAATGGATGCTGTTGCAGATAGAATGCGTTCTGCATTTAAAGAAAAAGAAGTACAAAAAGTTATTAAAGATTTTCAATCAACTAAAGGGCTACTGAAAGCACTAGGTCCAAGTGGTAGTTTAACTACATCACAGATAGAAAAGTTAGCTAGAAGTAAGGATTTTGTAAAGGACGTAGATAAATTACCAGATCGTTCTGTAATAAAAATGTTTTACCAGCTTGGTGACATGATAAAAGATTTTTTAAATCCTAAAGAAGATGAAAAACAAAGTTCAAACTTTAATCTTATTAGAAAAGCTCAAGCATCTGACAAATTTAATATGAATTCTATTAAAAATTTAAGTGAAAAACTTACAAATTTTAACGAACAAAATCCTGATGTAATTGGAGATACTAGTGATGTAGCTGCTCCGCTTAGTGAAGAATACACAGGTGATAAGATTGGTACAGCACCAGAACTTCAAGTTCCAGACATAGATAATTTAGAGGCAACTCAAAATTTATTTGAACCAGAAAAACAAATGTTATTAGAAGGTATGTCTGAAACTATTAAACCTCCTGCTGGATTATCTCCTGATCTTAGTAGAAATAGAGAACCTCAAGAAAGATCTCAGATGACCACACCTCGTCCTACAGACGATGATCCTGAGTCTCCAGAAAGAGATGATTTTACACCTAATTATGCTATCGTAGACGGTACTCCTATGGAAGATACTGATGAGCTAGGTTATGGTAGTACTTTAAGAAGATTAGATAGAAATCTAGAACCAAGAGAGCGATCTGAATTTGATGTTGGTTTTGATGATCCCACACCAATGGGTGAGGCAGATCCTAGAGATGAAGACGATGATGTAACAGGAGATCCTATAGATTTTAGTTTTATAAAAAGTTTATTCTCAGGTGGGTTTGATGCAGGAAGAGATTCTGAATCAGAAGTAAATATCGGTGCAGATTATTTCTTTGATGAGCCTATGCCTATGGGAGGTGAAGCTGATCCTAGAGATGAGGATGATGATGTAGTAATGAACTTTGAAGAAGGCGGTGAAGTCAAAGCAGACTTTGACGGTAAAGATGATGAGGATGAGGATGAAGGTGATCCACCACCTCTAGCTAAACCTGAAGAAGTAGCAGACGATATACCTGCACTCTTGTCAGAAGGTGAATATGTATTACCTGCTAATGTAGTGAGATACATAGGACTAGAGCGTATCATGGATATGCATCGTCAGGTACTAGCAGAAATACAGCAGATGGAAGATCTAGGCATGATCCAGAACGTAGATAAGAATGGTGAGCCTGAAGACGATGATGATGAGATGAAGTTTGCTGAAGGAGAAGAAGGTGTAACCAAAGGCACTATTATTATTGCATCAGCTAAACCAAAAGGTATGATGTGTCCAGAGCCATTAAGGTTTAATGGTGGTGGCACTGGATCAAACGATAATGATAATGATGAAGGACCAGATCCGTCAGGTATGGGAGGATTCAATGATCCTAGTGCAGGACCTGGACCAGATCCATCGGGTATGGGAGGATTTAATGATCCTAGTGCAGGACCAGGACCAGATCCGTCAGGTATGGGAGGATTCAATGATCCTACAGCAGGAACAGATCCAGCAACAGAGGTAGGAACTACAACAAATCCTAATGAAGATAGAGCGAAAGAGGAAGCAGGTTTATCTACTGTGCAAGGTTTTATGCAAGATTTACAAACTGGTCTTCTTAGTGGAGTACCAGGAATTACCAATCCTCAGTCAAATATAGACAGAGAAAAAGCAGAAAAAGAAGCAAGTCAACCAGGTGATTCAGATTTTGAAATAAAAGAAGAAGAGATAAAACAAGATAAAGTCGATGACGTAGTTTCAGACTTAATAACTAAAAATGTATACATAGAGGGAGTTGGTTATGTTCCTCTTGCAAGTTTAATGTCACCTAGAAATGATGTAACGGTGTGACATTAGTATTGGCTACCTACTACCCTTCTCGCGGTGAGAAGCTACTAGTAGCCCCATAAGAAGAAAGTAAATAAAATGGAAGCAGTACAACAAGAAGTAAAAAACGCACCTATGCGTTACACTAAAAAGACTATCGAAGAAGAAGAAAAAGAGATCGAAGAACTAGAGGCTCAAAGAAATCCTACAGAAGAAGAAGTAGAAGAGTCTGATGAGAATCTAGATGCTGAAGAGAAAACCTTTAAGAAAAGGTATGGTGATCTTAGGAGACACACTCAACAGCTACAGGATCAACATACAAACGAACTACGTAAATTACAACAGCAGGTAGAGAGCTTAACAAAGAAACAAGTAAAGCTACCAAAGTCTGATGAAGAGTTAGAAGAGTGGACTGAAAAGTATCCAGACGTTGCAAAGATAGTAGAAACTATCGCTACAAAGAAAGCTATAGAAGCTAGAAAGGATGTAGAAGAAAGACTTAAATATGTAGATGAAATGCAAACTCAAGTTCAGTTACAAAAAGCTGAAGCTGAGTTAGAGAAGCTACATCCAGACTTTGCAGAGATTAGGGCTGATGAAGCATTCCATGAGTGGGTTGCAGAACAGCCAAAGTGGATACAGTCAGCACTGTATGAAAATGACAATGACCCAAGAGCTGCAGCAAAAGCTATAGACTTATATAAACTAGAAACACAAAAGACTAAGCCTAAAGCTAATACTAAAGATGCAGCTAAGTCAATTAAGAAAACGTCAAGAGCAGAAGAACCAAAGACACAAGACAAAAGTGCTTGGTCTGAATCTCGCGTAAAAAACCTTTCCTCTAAAGAATGGGAAAAGAATGAAGAGGCAATCACAGAATCTATAGCAAATGGTACATTTATATACGATTTAACTGGTGCTGCAAGATAAAAAAGTCTTGACAAATTAATTAAAATGTGATATACTTTGTATATTACTAAAACTAGCATAGGTACTTGCTAGTGTTCGGAAGCCTCTTAGTAATAAGACTACCTTCCTGTTTATGCTAACTGAAGAAGTTTCAACTACCTACACTCGTTAGGCCAGGTTTTCCTCACCCTAAAGATGTAGCCTTGAATTGTCAATAGTTGGCTCGTTTCGATAATAGCCGAAAGGAGATGACCAATGGCTTTTAAGACTGCTGCTGGTTACGGAAACCTACCTAACGGTAACTTCTCACCTGTTATTTACAGTAAGAAGGTACAATCGGCTTTCCGTAAAACTAGCGTGATTGAAGATATCACCAACAGTGATTACTTTGGTGAGATCGCAAATTTTGGTGATACAGTACGTATTATCAAGGAACCAGAAATCACGGTTCAAGAATATGCAAGGGGTACGCAAGTAACTCCACAAGACTTAGACGATGAGGACTTCACCCTTGTTGTCGATAAAGCTAACTACTTTGCTTTCAAAATCGATGACATTGAAGAAGCACACTCTCACGTAAACTTTGAATCAATGGCAAGTGATCGTGCAGGGTATCGTCTAAAAGATCAGTTTGACCAAGAAGTACTAGGTTACTTATCTGGTTTCAAACAATCTGCATTACATTCAAATGCAGGTACAGCTAGAGTAGCTGCTGACAAATCAGGTACTGATCCAGTATCTGTTGCAGCAGACGGTTTATTAGCTAACATGAAGATCTCTCGCGCAAGCTTTGTATCAGGTGGTTCTGCCTCTGATTCCATTGCTACGCATCCAGATGGATCTACTGGTGAAGCAACTCCGTTGGAGGTTCTAAACCGTATGGCTCGTTTACTAGACCAGCAAAACGTAGACCGTGATGGTCGTTGGGTCGTTATTGATCCTGTCTTTGCTGAACAGCTAAACGACGAAAACAGTAAGCTTCTAAACAATGACTTTGCTGGTGGACAAAATGCTGGTGACATTCTAAGGAATGGACGCATTATCTCTGGTATGGTCAGAGGCTTTAGAGTTTATATGTCCAACAACCTTCCTTCAGTAGGAACAGGTGCATCAACTATCGACACTAACGGTTCAAGTTCTAACTTTGGTGTTATTGTTGCAGGACACGACTCTGCTGTTGCTACAGCTTCTCAAGTAGAGAAGGTAGAGACATATCGTGACAACGACAGCTTTGCTGATATTGTTCGTGGTATGCATTTATACGGACGTAAGATTCTTCGCCCAGAAGCTCTTTGTCGCGCCATTTATAACATCGCAGGTTAAGGAGGATAGATCATGGCTACATATGATATGACTGATGCCGATACCGTAGGTGTAGGGGCTGACTCGATTGCTGCTTTACCATCTAAAAAAGATAGCCACGTAATGTATAACATTGAAGCTACTCTTGATATTGATGACATGGCTGCAAAAGGATACTCAGGTGCAGACGGAGATGTTTTCCAACTTCTAGAAATACCAGCAGGAGTACTCGTACTTAACGCTGGTGCAGAAGTTATGAAAGCATTTAACTCTTCTGTAACTGCTGATATTGATTTTGCAGGAGGTGATGATATCGTTGATGGTGCAGATGTAACTTCGACAGGTTTCTGTGCAGCAGGTACAAACGGTCAAACTAACACTGTTGTTGGTTCAGCCGCTTCAACGTATACACAGTTTATTTCAACAACTGATACGATTGATGTTACACTTGCTGGTGCAGCACCTACTACTGGCAGAATTAGGGTTTATGCTACTGTTATTGATCTCAATGAACAGGGTGCAGAACCTGTAGCTGCTGCTAGGGATGCAATAGGCTAATTGATTTTGGGGTAGTTCATTAACTTGGGCTACCCCTTTATCTTGTTTTTGGATATGATATGGCTACTACTTTTCTTACATTAGTTAATGATACCTTACGTAGATTAAACGAAGTCGAGTTAACCTCGACTGATTTTGCTACAGCAACAGGTTTTCGCGCTCAAGTAAAAGACGCAATAAATTCATCAATCCAAGAGATATCACAAAAAGAATTTGAGTTCCCATTTAATTTTACTGCTGGTTCTTTAACACTCGTTGTAGGTCAACAGGAGTATTCTTTACCTGATGATTTTAAAATAGCAGATTGGGATTCATTCAGAATAAATTTTGATTCTAGTAATAATTTTTCTGCAAGAAAATTAAAACTTATAAGTTATGATACTTTTCTAAAAAGATTTTTTGAAAGAGATTCAGAAGCTACCACAAGCGATTTTGATCAACCTATCTATGTTTATAGAACACTAGACAACAAAGCAGCTTTTACACCAAGACCAGATGCAGCCTATAGTGTAAGCTTTAATTACTTTGCATTTGCCTCTGATTTATCCGCATCTACAGATACTATGTCCGTACCTGATGCATTTAAACACGTAGTAATAGATGGTGCTTTGTATCACTGTTTTATGTTTAGAGATAACACCCAACAGGCTGCTGTAGTAAGATCAAGATTTGAAGAGGGTGTAGATAGAATGCGTACATTGTTAATAAACAGATTTACAGATGTACGTGATACTCGCGTGAGTAGATTAATAAATGTACCTCATGGTAATGGCTAATGGTGGATGCTTTAAAAGACGTAACAGTTCTATCAAGAGGTGGACTGTTTACTAACGAAGAAGCCCTTACAATGGCAACTCAAAATCCTGGTGCTGCCATTCGTATGTTAAACATGGAAATATCTCAGTTTGGTGGGTACAGAAGAATAAACGGTTATAAAGATTATGATACTACTTATGGTAGTGTAGCAGGATTAGGTCAGGTACTTGGACTTTGGATATTAGATAGTACTCCTTATGCAGTTAGACGTAACGCAAATGACTTCACTGGTTCATTGGGAACTAACCCTTTTACAACTAGCAACGGAAGTTCTACGATTACAGTTGCTCATACTGGACATGGCCTTGCAGTAGGTGATAAAGTTATATTTTCAGGATCGTCTGCTGTT